ATGCAGAACAATTAACATTTGCAGAAGGTGGTGTTTGGTGGGCTAGGTATGACTAAATAAATAGATACTCTGATGTTGTTGCGTTTGAGGTTTACTAAATGTTTTACAAAGCCGAAACAAAAAGCGTTTCAATGCTGTTTTGTTGAACGTTATGAATTATTAATAATCTGCATCACCCGCAGGGTGTTTGCACTGGTCCACCGAAACCTATTTGGTCTGATTAACTACGGGTTAGTCTTCTTAACCCCTCATTAATTTGGGGGGTTATTTTTTTTTAATGTAAATCGATAATGTCTTTGATTTCATCACTAGAAAACAAACCTAAATCATTAAGCGCAACGGCCGCGCGGGCTTTTCTTTCTAGGATTTGAGATGATTTAACCCCGTCTTTTTTCATGGCTGGGTGATTTTCATAGCTCAAGATTAGTTTTTCGCCTTTATCTAAAAGCCCCCAACGTTTCGATAAACCGTTCGCGAAATCGGACGCGATTGGTTCAATTGTGTTGTGAATTGCTTGTTGTTCACCTTCCGAAACGTTGTTAAAAGTTGAGCCTTGACCAGTAGACGAGCGCGAAAACATATTTTCGTTTGCTCCGTATAGGTCAATGATGGCCTTTTTGTTGGCGTCGATTTCCTCGAATAATAATAAATCTTTTGTCGGATATGTTGACGGCGTCCATTTTAGGGCCGTTTTCGAAATAGCTATATTGTCCTGTTCGTCTCTTATGCCTTGGTTTTTTTGCAATTGCTTAACCAATTCCTTTTCCTCGTCTGGGGTCATTTTTACCGATCCCATTGAATCTTTAGAATCTGAAGACCAGACACCGATTGCCCCTTTTTTAGTTAGAATTACATTTCTATAACCATAGGCCGCGCGAATGTTACTGATAGGCATTCGGATAGATTCAAGTGGCGATTTGCCGAGCATTGGGTCGTCGGTGTCTGGCATTGAAAACTGGATAATTTCAGACGGTTTATATTTAACATCCTCGACGCCCTCCTCGTTCATTTTGAAAATATACATTTCAATAATTTTATCGAGTTCGGTTTGGTTCCAGATTAAACCGGACCTTTTCAAAGTAATTCGACAAGGTGGCAAATTCCAAAGTGCGGTCGGTATTTCTTGAGTGTCGAAACCTTTTAATTGATACGTGAACGCGTTTCCATATATTCCGCGCTGAATAAACCACTGGAAAAGGAATTCGTTTCGAGATTGGAAAACGTTCGGGTTCTCTAAAAGCGAAACAAATTGAGAATTTTCGATCGGGTCTCCGTTCTTGTCTAAATGTTGCCATTCGCCGGTTGCGTAGATTAACGCGAGACGGTCTAAAACTATTTTCAACTCTGGGGTCGTATTATATAGAAAGTTTTCGTTTCCAGTTATTGAAACATATTGCTCGCGTTTTTGCATTGAAAAAGGCAGACTAAATATATTCGGCTGGCTTATCCAACGGTTATTACCTTGATTTGCGCCCCAAAACGAACCGCTTAAAAAATTGGGTATAAAATTCTTTAGATTTACCGCCATAATAAAAAATATTTAAAACAAATGTAGCCAATTTAACTAAAAATCTATAAGTTTGTTTAAAATTCTATTCGTGGATAATAAAAAAATCGATAAGGAAAAACTAGACAAAGCCATTAAGGACAAGTCTAAAGCCGTTAAAAACGGTCAAAAAATTAATAAGGATGTCAAGAATTGAAATTCCAACCTTTAAAGATCGCGGCGACGTGTTCGGGTTCCTTGTTGAAAATAAGGAATTACACTACAAACAAAAATTTTCTGAAGATAAAAAAGCGGACGCACTTTGTCACGCGTTCCCACGCGAAGCAAACAAAGCGGGTCTAGTTGGTTTATCTGATCTTGACAAAATTCAAGTTAAGTCGGTTATTAATACTACTAATTTAATGGATTCGCATTCGGACGTCCATATCCCCAAGATTTGGAATAAAACGCTAAAAGAAAATAAGTCGTTTCTATTACTTCAGGAGCACGTTATGAATTTTAAAAACGTTATTTCTGACGAGGTGAAAGCCTACGTTGAAAATATGTCGTTTAAATCTTTGGGGTTTCCAGGGTTAAAAGGCGAAACGCAAGCGTTAATTTTCGATTCGATTATTTCAAAAGAACGAAACGAGTTTATGTTTAACCAGTACGGAAAAGGATTTGTTAAAAATCACTCGGTTGGTATGCGTTATGTAAAACTATTTTTAGCCGTTAATTCGGACTCGAGCGAATACAAAGAAGAAAAAGAGGTTTGGGATAAATATATCTCGGACGTAGCAAACGAAAAAGACGCAACAGATCAAGGCTATTTTTGGGCTGTGACTGAGGCAAAAATTATAGAAGGGTCCGCCGTTGTCAAAGGTAGCAACATAGCAACCCCGACCCAATCGGTCGAAGCGAAAGAAGTTGAGCCGTCAAACGACACTCAAAAAAGTGAGCCGCTTTTAAGCACTCAAAAAAAACAATCAATTTATTCATTCAATTAAAAACAAACCAAATGAAAAAAACATTTTTGGAATTTTTGACAGCAAAAGCAATCACGCAAGAAGCGTTCGACGGCTTAGACGCTGAAGGGCAATCAAAATTGTACAATGAGTACAACGCCGAATTAAAGTCTTATATTGAAGACTTAGAAAAAAATATTGACGGTAAAGCGTCAAAAGACGATTTAAACGCAGCAATTGAAACGCTAAACAAATCGAGACTTGAGCAAATGGAAACATTAAACAAGACTTTAGCGGAGATGGGCGTAGCGATTAAAGCGTCAACAGAGAAAAAAGACAGTAAAGGATCGGAAGTTAAAACGGTTAGAGAAACTCTAAAAGAAAATTTAGAGAAACTTAAAGCGTTAAAATCTGACGACAGAGGAGTAGCGACAAATTCTCAATTTAGCTTTAAGGCGGTTGGAACTATGCTAATTTCTTCAAACGTGTCGGGCGGAAACGTACCGGTCGAGCAAAGATTAGACGGAGTTAACGATTTACCGTCAAGACGTATCCGTTTAATGGATTTAGTTTCGAGAGGTCGAGCGTCTTCGAATGTCATTTCTTGGGTTTACCAAGCGAACCAAGAAGGTGCAGCGGGTTACACGGCTGAAGGTGCGGCAAAAAACCAAATCGATTTCGATTTAGTTGTAGCGTCTGAGTCAGTGCAAAAATTGACTGCGTATATCAAAATCTCGACAGAAATGTTGGACGATATTGATTTCATGGAAACAATGGTAAGAACTGAGCTACAAAAGGAATTAATCAAAGTCGTTGAGACTCAAGTTTATTCTGGTGCTGGTGGTGGTTCTGCATTAAACGGAATCCTTACAACTGCGACGGCGTTTTCTGCGGGCACTTTTGCGCTTTCGATTGACAACGCGAACAACGTTGACGTTTTAACGGTTGCAATGAATCAGATCGCAATTGCTGAACATGATGCACCGAGCGATATTTTAATGCACCCGTCTGACGTTACAGCGTTGAAAATGGTTAAAGTATCGTCTACGGACAAAAGATACGTTGAGCGTTTGGCTATGGTTGCCGGTTCTTTATCTTTGGACGGCGTTCCAATTATCCCGACTACACTTGTAACGGCTGGGACTTACTTAGTAGGAGATTTCCCGCTGGCGTTGGTTCTTGAGAAAGGCGATACAATGGTCCAAGTAGGTTTAGATGGAAACGATTTTACTCAGAACCTTAGAACTTTATTAGCTGAATGGCGAGGAGTTGTTATCGTTAAAAACAACGACAGAACTGCATTCGTTACCGGTACTTTCGCGACTGACGCGGCGGCACTAGAAACGGCTTAATAAACAAGTTAAAAATAAAAACCCCGTAGTTAATCGCTGCGGGGTTTTCGTGGTAAAAATTGTTAACAACCAAAATATTTTAAAATGGCAAAGTCAGAAAAAGTAAAAATTATCGGGGTTGAAGCTCCAAAAGGAAAAAAGCAGCATTTAGAGGCTGGAAAAACTTACGAGGTTACGGCGGAAATCGCTAAAAACCTAATTGAAAACAAGCAAGCCAAAGCGGCTAAGTCGGAAAAATAATCTTTTTCTTTCATATCCTAGCCTCGCACTTTAAACGGTGCGGGGTTTTGGTGGTAAAAGCCGTTAACAGATGCCAAATTTAATTGAATATACAGATTTTTCGGGAACAGCTCGAATCCAAAAGGATAACAACACGGTCCAAAA